ATGGTTAAATCCATCGAGCGTCCGACCCACGTACGGGTCATCGTAGCCCCCAAAGCGGGATACCTCAAACTTGAGGGATGCAGCGCCGAGGCTTCAGGTACGGTGTTCTCAGTCAGTCAGTCCAAGGAAGTTTACGCTTTCATGGTCAAGAAGGGCAAGGAACTCAAGAAAGAAGTCAAGATCTGGATCCAGTCCGCTGGTGCAAAAACGCCAGAGATCAAGTTTAACAAATACGACGGCCACCCTTACATGGCCCTAGTAGGCGACGACAAACCGAGCAAGACTGCGAAAGTAGTCCTGTAAGGTAGCAGTAAAGACCCCGGCCGGGAAACCGGTCGGGTTCCCTAACCCGATCCTCTGGAGAAAACTATGAAAGAGATCAAGCGCAAGACCTTCGTGGTCAAGTACAAGTACGGTTCACAATGGTACGAGTTCCACACCACGACCAAAAACAAAGCCTTCGACTTCATCCTGCGAAAGCAAGATGATCCCCGAATGGGCGTGGCAATAATCAAGACCAAGTAAACCAAGGGAGACCGGGCGAAAGCCCGGCTCCCGAACCGGAGAAAGACCATGAATGAAAACCTGAAGATCTTCCTAGTAGCCTTGGCAGTCTGGCCTGTGTTGTATGTACTGCTAGTGCTGATGATGTCCCTGTAATACCAGCCCGGCGAAAGCCGGGTTTTTTTCTGCCTTGTTTTTTATAAATAAAAACCCATACGTCGGGGGGATGTAGGCCATAATACCTCATCATATGCTACATAAATGGGGTGAATGGGACTATCTACACTATCTAACTTGACATATGGCCAATCAGACATGTTTTGGATAGCATAACTTGACAGTATGAATGTATAGTTTGTAGGAATACCAAGGGATTATTAGTATGTATGTATAATTATTTTATCTAACTATCTAAACTATCTATGTTTTTTAAAGCAGATCTCCACCAAAAGTTCATTTTCCTACTTTACATGTAAAGTGAGATGTGATAATCCAACTTTTGTAGTGGCTTGTAATCCCAAAAAACATAGATAGTTTAGATAGTTGCATTATTCCCCAATCAAATCAATGACTTACATTATCCGTAAAGTTAGATAGTTCACAGATAATGCTCATCTGACCATAGATAGTTGCCCCTTCTGATGCACCATCAACCTTACAATCTTACTTTGAAGTGGCGCAACTTGACAACCGCCCCGAAGTCGGCGAGTCTGAGAGTGTCCCCAACGGGATCAGCGTTATGGCATAACACCCATAACTTTACATTAACTTTCATGGAGATTATGAAATGAAAAAACTCAAACCAACCCACATCAATGTCATCTTACGCCCTAAAGCAGGTGATATAGCAATTGAGGGTACATACAACGCTGATGGTACGCCATCATCTGACGGTAAGTTTAGCGTTGATGACGCCAAGGGCATCTATGCTTACATGGTAAAGAAGGGTAAGGAACTTGGTAAGGCTTTACATACTTGGTCACCCAAGGATAATGCCGGTAAGAACCCTGTTGTAAAGTTCAACAAGTATGACAATGCACCATACATTGCATTGGTCAACAACACCGAAGCATCACGCCAACCTTCAGCAGTCAAGGTTGTTCTTTAATCCCGATGGGAGGATTGTATAAAACACCATACAACCCTCCCTTTTTTCCTTTTGATGGAGACGATCATGGATGATGTACTCGACTTAGTTGATACGATAACTTTACATGAAGCAGGGTTGGAGGATTACTCTCCATCATCTGAATACATGTTTGGCATTGGGGATTCCAATGCTTGTTCGGTCTATTCATACACCACTTGGTTCTATGACGGTGATGAATCAGCCTTCTGTCCCATTTAACTTTACAAAGAGCGGAGCATATGAAGCAGATAGCCAATGCGGATGCAAGATCTTATGTCGGGAATCGTACACCCTTCAAGGGTAGCAACCTATGGGGTGAATGGCGCAATGATTCAGTCTATGTCGTTTACTCATACGGTCAACACTATCCGATGTGGGTATATGACGGGGAGATTGACCAATGGTATGGCAACCATGACCGATACAGTCGTACAACATCCAAGCATCGTACCCAAACCCAACCCCTGCATACCGACATCAAGTGGTATGACACCCAAACAATGATTCAACTATCTATTTATGGGTATCGGGGGATGGCAAGCAATCGCATTTTGTATGGAAGGAGAGCGGCATGAGACCAAGATGTAAAGTTTGTAATGAGTTGTTTCCTATGGCACGCAAGAGGTTGGGCTATGACAACTGCACCAAGCATGGTGAGGGTAAGCGTACCTTTACGGTGGCTATCCCATACAGCAAGGGTGCATATCAGTTGATCCATAACCCTGCCGATATGTTTATGACCAACCCAAAGAATGTGAGGACATGACATGAACGCTCCTGATTGGTGGGTTAGGTCGGGTCAAGCGGCAGAAGCGGCACAACAACTGACATGGTTCGTTGTGATTATGTTCGTCGTCATAGGTGTAGTTCTATGGCGGGATTACAAACGGGAAAAGAAGGAGAAAAAGCATGACTAGGATGATGTGGTTTATAGCGATCTTTGCCCTGTTGGGTGCAATCGGAGGGTGGATATTCGGATGAAAAAGCCCATAAAAATCGTGATTGACTTTGTGATTGCAACTTTATTCGGTGCGCTTATCGCCATTCTGTTCATGGAATGGTGGGTAGGGTGCGGTGAATCGTATGTCGATGCCTATGGTAAGCGGCATATGAATGAGTGTTTGTTCTTAAACTTATAGGAGAGTGATATGAAGCGTCTGTTCATGCTTCGGTATGGCAAAGGTGGAAAAGTAGTGCGGGGTGATGATGGGTCACCCTTGTATTTCGGGGATAAACGGAGTGCAAAACAAGCCCGTCAAGATAAGTATGTCGTTTCATACGGCGTTGACCATCGCAAATATAAAGGAGAGTGATATGCGAGCCACATTGTTGAAGGATACATTGAAGTCATTGTTCCCCATTCAGAGGACTGTTGCCATTGAAGGCCCTCCGGGTGGTGGTAAGACAACCATCGTGCATGAAGTTGCTGATGAGTTGGAAGTGGAGTGCCGTGAGGTGCATATGCCGACCATGCTTGTGGAGGACTTTGGTATTCCCATGCTTGATGGTGAGGTGATGAAGTACAAGTTGCCCCATTGGTATCCCATCAAAGGCAAAGCCCCTGAGCGTGGCATCTTGTTGTTCGATGACCGCAATCAGGCAAGTAATGATCTTCAGAAGGTGCTTGCCAACATATGTCAAGCCCGAACATTGCATGGCGTACCAATGCCTGATGGGTGGCAAGTTGTATCAACGGGCAATCGTCAGTCTGATAGAGCAGGTGCAAACAAGATACTGTCCCATCTGCGTAATCGTGAGACGGTGTTGGAGTTCGATACCCACCTTGATGACTTCAGTTCATGGTGTATTGACCACGGCGTTAAGCCCGAAGTGATTTCGTTTACTCGGTTCAAGACGGGTCTGTTGCATGACTTTGATCCACAACGAGAGCAGAATCCTAGCCCTCGTGCTTGGGTTGAGGGTGTATCTGATGTGCTTGGTACTGTCCCTGCTGAAGCAGAGTATGAGTGCTTTAAGGGTGCAGTAGGTGAGGGTGCGGCGGCAGAGTTCGTTACGAGTATGTACCTATGCAGAGCGTATGGATGGTGACTTCTCAGTACTGACTGTCTCATATGCTTGCCGTAAGAAACCTGAGTTGACCAACACTCAAGCGTTTACGAAGTGGTCGATAGCACACCAAGATGTGTTGTTCTAACTAGCAGTTATGGGGTGCAGACACAGCCCTTTGTGATACTACCGCCTAGACATCACCCTCGTTTTGTCTTGCAACCTGTATCACTCGGCAGTCTGTACCCCACCCATTAACCTTGAAGGAGTGAAGATATGAATTTATCTGACCGTGCATTACTTGTGCAGTTATCCATCAGTCAATGGACTGCACGAAAGTATGATAAGAAGGTGACTAACCAAGTTGCCGTGTCTCATGGGACATCAAGTTCTGTGGGTCGATACAACAAGTCGTTGCTACCTATGAACGATTACCTTGACCGAGTGCATAAGAAAACCACATACATTCGGGAGAAGTTCTATACCAACACTTTGCCTTGGGGTATGGAAGGCACGATGATGCTACCAACTAGCAACTACCTTGCCTTTATGACTGAGTTCCGTAAGGAAAAGAACGATTGGATGACCCTTGTCAATGACTTCACTAGCAACTATGGTCAGTTGAAGGATGATGCCAAGCGTATTCTTGCAAGTTTGTATGAGGAAGCAGACTACCCTAGTCAGTCTGACATTGAGCGTAAGTTCAAGATGGACATGGCAATCTTCCCCGTACCATCGACCGACTTTAGATGTCAGATCGCATCGGATGAATTGACTAGGATTCAGCAAGATGTTGAAGCACGAGTAGCCAATGCTCAAGCAGAGGCTATGAAGGAAGTATGGAATCGGTTGTATGACCGAGTGAAACATATGGCAGAGAAGTTGGCAGACCCCAAGGCTATCTTCAGGGATACATTGGTGGAGAACTTGCAGGAACAATGCAAGATGCTGACCCGACTTAACTTTATGGATGACCCGAACCTTGAATCCTTACGGCAACAAGTTGAGGGAACACTTGCATCACACCATCCAGATGCTTTACGAAACGACCCTGACCTACGCCGTGATACTGCGGCTGAAGCGAAGGCAATCATGGACAAAATGTCTGTATTTATGGGAGGTCAATGATGACTACACTAGCACCTAGTTCCGTTGTGAACAATACGAAGTACAAGGATATGACTCCGCTGACTGATGCTCAGAAGGCGGTGCAACATAAGCGCGTCATCAAGGCTCGTACTGCCTTGGTGTTGGAGCATCCGTTCTTTGGCAACATTGCATTGAACCTGCCGTTTAACTTCAACGACACCATTGCGACTGCCCATACTAACGGCAAGCGTATTGAGTACAACCCACGGTTCGTTGAGGAAATGGATGATGAGGAATTGAAGTTTCTCGTAGCCCATGAGTGCGCTCATCCTATGTTGGAACATCCATTTCGCCGTGGTGAGCGTAGTCCACGCCGTTGGAATCAGGCAGGTGACTATGTGATTAACCAATTACTGACCGATGAAGGCATTGGCAAGATGCCCCAAGGCGGTCTGCTCAACGATGCCCTATACAAGGCAGGTAATGGTACGACTGATGCAATCTACAACTTGTTGCCCGAAGATGATGAGGGCGGTGAGCATGGTGATCCATTGGATGAGTGCGGTGATGGCGATGGTGACCCTGCTGACCAAGCACAAGAAGCGGCTGAATGGAAAGTCAAGGTAGCACAAGCGGCACAAGCGGCAAAGATGATGGGCAAACTGAGTGCGGGTCTTGAACGATTCGTTGGCGAAGTATTGCAACCCAAGGTTGATTGGCGTGATGTGATGCAACGATTCCTTGTCAAGTGCAAGGCTGATACTCGTTCGTTTGCTCGACCCAACCGTAGATTCCTTGACATGGGATTGTATCTACCAACATCTTCAGGTGAGGTTCTTGGTGAAGTAATGTTTGCCATTGACTGCTCAGGTTCTATTGATGAACACACCATTGCACAGTTCGCGGCAGAGGTTCGTAAGGTCAAGGAAGATCTTGCACCAACAAAGATTCATGTGGTGTACTTTGATTCTGAAGTATCCCATTACGAATCGTATGAACCCAACGATGATCTGAACATCCGACCACACGGCGGTGGCGGTACTGACTTTGCCCCTGTGTTTGATTACATGGTCGAGCATGGCATTGATCCCGTTGCTTGTGTATTCCTAACCGACTTGTGTTGTGATTCATTCGGTGAACAACCATCATGCCCTGTGCTATGGGTATCTACTCATGCAGACCAAGCACCGTTCGGTGAAGTGGTGATGATGTGATGGACTTCACTATCGGCGAGATCATTGTGGGTGCGGTGTACTTTGCTATGGCAGGGTACATCATGTACCTACAACATATTGTAGAAAAGGTATCGAGCAAGACTGACTTCTTACAGTTGGTCTTGGTCGATGTGTGTGATGGCAAAGTTGATATACGGAGGACTCGTAATGGATTTGCAATCAGTAAAAAACAACAAGCAGTTAATGGAGAAACATCGTGACATCAATGTGTACGATGGGTGGTGGGATCATGCCTACGATGAGTTCAAAGGTCGTATGGAATCGGTGGGCATTGCCGTTACAGACATCTACTTCTCAGGCTTTTGGTCGCAGGGTGATGGTGCGTGTTTCGAGGGGTTCATTGGCAACCTACCGCTATACATGGAGAAACACTATCCGAAGAAGGGGGAGTATTCATTCATCAAGAAGTTGATACGAGAAGGTGGGACTATCTACTTCCATGTGAGACATCACGGGCATTACTACCACGAGAATAGTATTCGTTCTGAGATAGTTGCAGATGAGTTTGATGGGGTGCTATCTGCCCCGACAGAGTTTCAACAACAAGTATTAGAAAGATTGGATGAAGAATTAAACAAAGAGGTAGAGGAGTTTGAGACTGATGTAACAGTACAGTTTCAAGGGTACATGAGAGCGTTGTACCGAGACTTGGAAACAGAGTATTACAGTTTGACAAGTGACGATGCAGTAGCCGAGAGCATTATTGCAAATGACTTACAGTTGTTGGAGGAAACATAATGGTAATTCAAAGTCCGTTTTATAAACAGTTGAAGAAGGAAATACGGGTGACCGTAGCAGAAGAAGCAATAACAACCATCAATAACTTGGTGCGTGTGGTGCATGACTTGTACCCTGACCCTGAGTTCGTAGCGCAGTATGGTGTAGATGAGGTACTTAACCAAGCCCAAGTGACACTTGGCAAACTTAAAGGAGAATGACATGGCAACAGTACGATTCAGCAAGGAGTTTACAGATTCAATCTTGAGCAATGCAAGAAAGGTATTTGACAAGCGCATTGAGGAGGCAAACAAATTTGCCACCGATGGGTGGGGCGACAAGTTATACGACATTATCTTTGCAGAGTTTATTCCTGCGCTTAATGCAGTACCACCTGAGTTCCTCCGTATGGAGGATAGCCTACGCTTTGATGGGTTCTTGGTTGATGATTCAAATCTATCAAGCCCTGACTTGACCCTACCGTTTACGGTCAAGCGACCCATACCCGTTGATGGTGTTCCTGCTTCAGTCAAAACCAAGGTAAAGAAAAGTAATGGGTATCATCAGAACGAGTACAGGTTGCTCGACATCCCTGAGTTTGCAGAGTTCAAGCAAGTTGTTTATGAATGGCAGATTCGCCGCAAAGCAATCATCCAACAACGCGACGAGTTCGTGGTATCAGTAGCAAAAGTAATAAATGCACACGCTACCCTTGCACCTGCTCTCAAGATGTGGCCCCCCCTGTGGGACTTGGTAGATTCAAGTTATCGTGATCGCCATCGTGAGATTCGTGAAACATCTGACCGTAAGAAAGAAGTTGCCGAGGTCGATCTTAGTTCTCTGACCGCAACCGTTGTCGCCCACAAACTAACCAAGTAAGGACTACCATGACACAACAAACTGAAAATTGGTGGGACAAGTGTCCCCTGCGTACCTACCAAGACATTGAGGAGTTCTTCAGTACTGCAAAGAACAAGGCTAAGGGTAAACCCTTACGCAAGTGGGGTAGGGTTTACAAGGAGGGCGATACCTTTGAGTTCTACTATGGTGACAAGACCAATGGCATCTCGTATGCCAAACTGACACCTGACAATATCTTTACATTTACTCAGCCTCCGCATGATATTCGTGCGGTGTGTGCCGTTACATTCTCGTCAAGTTTGTATGGTGCAGTACCCTTCATGTGGCAACGAGTAGGTCTTGGACAGTACCGAGTTCAGCATACAAGCAAAATACCTACCCGACAGGATAGCGGTAGGTTGTATATGGATTGGACATATATGCGCTCCCCTAATGCACCGCAGTACGAGCAAGGATTATCCTTCAACATGTTGACAGGTGAGTGCTTAAATCCTCCGCCAAACTACCGAGATCAGGTCAATGATTCTGTCAAGCGTGAATGGTTACGAGGGTTACGAAAGTTCAAGTACGCCATGAAAACAAGGGCGCGTATCGGTGCGTTCGACCCCATCATTCAGGCTGAGAAAACTACTGCGTCAGGACAACGATCAGTTCCTGATTGGGCAGACCCTGTGTGGCTTAACGCTATGACTGATGCGATTAAAACGCAGACGATTCCATTGGAGTTGATGCGTGGGTTTGTGTGCCATGCACTACACAATCGTTGGTATTATCATCGTGGTGCTATCAAAGGCACAGATGTTTTGGTCGCCGTAGATGATGTGTGCAATACATACAGTTTTGATTTGCGTAAACAGTTCGGAGTGTTCAATGCGGTGTCCCCAATGCAAGAAAAGAATGAAGTGTCTCGACACGAGGTGGCAGGAGACCGAGAAGATAACCATACGCAGATGGAAGTGTGAGTGCGGAGTTCGGGGTAAGACCAAGGAAGGGTGGCTCTCTACCCCGATCAAAGTACAAGAGCGTAAGAAAGCAAAGCCGAAGAAACAAACTATGAACCAACAAGTTGACCACTTGATGAAGGCTTTCTACGGGGGGCGTGTGTCTAAGAAAGAGAAACAAGTTGTAGTTAAACACACGCCTATTAAATCTATGTTCGAAGATTCAGTTGAGGATTACAAAGAGGACATAGGTGATTTAGGGATTGACCTACCTAGAAACTTTGATTGAAAAGATATACTATGGAGAGTCCTATGACAGATATGCTTAAAGAATACATGCGTGTAGTTCGTAAGATACAAGACGCCATAGAAGGAGAGAAGGTAGACGACATCATCCCTGCGCTTTCATCAGTATTGGGGGAGGTCGGTGCGTTCTCAGAAATGGACAAGAAACGATTGGTGTTTTTTGTAGTTGGGTCAATCGACAGAATCTATCAAAGACATGGAGATAACTGTGAACATAAAGGAAAACCTAATTAGCCTTGCAGATTCCTACAATAGCCCTGCCATCCGAGAAGCGGCGGCATACATAGAGTTGTTGGAGAAAGAAGTAAAGATTCAGCAAGACCGTATCAAGTTGTTAGAGCGTGAAGTAGCCTACGCTGAAAACGGCTACAACCAAAAGTACAAAAGCATTGAGGTGAAAGATGAGAAAGAAAATCAGTAAGTCAGAGAAGATCCGTAAGTTCTTGGTGGCTAATCCCACCGCCACACCAAAAGAGATTGCCACGAAGTTCAAGGTCAACGCTACGATGGTGTATGCGCTACGCAAAAAAGTTTCGACCCCCGTGGCTCATGCTGTGAGCCACCCCACGACACCCAACCTACAACAAGTTGGTGGTTCACACTATAAAGATATGCGGGTGCAACCTTGGGAAGCCATGCAAGCATGGATGACACCCGAACAGTTTGCCGGTTTTCTAAGGGGCAACGCAATCAAATATCTTGCTAGGTGTGATGTCAAGGGTGGACTCCAAGACATTAAGAAGTCTCAACACTACATCGCCAAACTTATTGAGGTGAGCAAATGATAGAGATTGTATGGGAAATTTTTAAGTGGTCTATGTTCTTGCTTGGTTGCGTAACGGCGGCTAGTGCCTTTGCGTTGATCGCATTTATATGGATGCAAGACAGATGAATGAGGACTTCTTTGACTATGCTTCAATCATGCTACGCATGGATAGGCTGAACAAAGACATACATCAGTTGCTATTGGAAGGGAAGTTCGAGCAGAGTAAACCACTCACACAAGAACTTCTTTTCCAAACGCGACTCCTTCATCTATGGATTACTCAAAAGTTGGAAACGCATGGACATAATTACGATTGACTTTGAGACATACTATGACAAAGAGTATTCACTCTCAAAGATAACTACCGAAGCCTACATCCGTGACCCTCGCTTTGAGGTGATCGGGGTAGGTGTCAAGGTAAACAAAGAACCTGCCGTATGGTATAGCGGTAGTAATGTCAAAGGATTCCTGACAGGGTTAGACTACTCTGATAAGGCTATCCTTTGCCATCACACCGCCTTTGATGGGGCAATCCTATCATGGCACTACGGCATCAAACCTAAACTGTGGCTCGACACACTAAGCATGGCACGACCACTCCACAACATGACGGTGGGTGGTAGTCTCAAAGCCTTAGCAACCTACTATGGTATCGGCGCAAAGGGCGAAGAAGTATTGCAAGCCATTGGCAAACGCAAGGCTGACTTCACACCACAAGAACTTTCCGCTTACGGGAACTACTGCCGAAACGATGTCGAGTTGACCTATCAATTATTCAAACATCTGAGCAAAGGGTTTCCTGTATCTGAACTGATGGTCATTGACCAAACGATTCGGATGTACACCGAACCCGTCATCGAGTTAGATGTGCCAACCTTAGAGCAACATCTTGAGGAAGTCTTGGAACGCAAGCGTACCCTGCTTGCTGACATGGGTCTTGGCGATGGTATCTCTGATGAAGTTTTGACCAAGGCTCTGATGAGCAATCAGATATTTGCTAAGTACCTAACCAACCTCGGTGTTGACCCTCCTAAAAAGATTAGCCCCACCACAGGCAAAGAAACCCTTGCGTTTTCT